TTTACTTTGCCTGCATCATTACCGTAAGCGGTACGGGTTGCATTATCGGCACCGCCTACTATCTGATAGTAAGCGTTGTTCTTTAGGTTTGCCGCGTTGTTTTTCATTCCAACCGTAGCTACCGCTGCTACCGTTGATTGCCAGATATTGTTGAAAACTTGGCAGTTTGGACTACTATCAACGCCACCCGTATCGAGATCTGTTCTCCAGGCGACCGTGGATGCCATGCGAAGCGTGAAGGCATTATGCCACATGCGACAGTCATTGTTAGTAGTAAGTGCATTATACAATGAGCGCGAGTTCGTTGTTGCCTGCCCAGCTAGGTTAATGTCAACTGTGTTATTCCACATCCATCCATTAAAGTATTGAGCTGTTGTTCCAGAAGCATACATCGACTGCCCAGCACATTCGGTAGGAGTCAAAATATATTTACAATTTATCCAAGCGTTATCGTGGTAAGGGCATGAAGTAAAAAACGCTCCGGTGGCCTGTTCGTTAATAATAAATGCTCGAATATCCGTTTCGGTGGTGACCGCAGGAACGTTTTCAAAAAAAGAAAGCCTAGAAACTCCGATTTCGGAATCGACTACCGTGTGACCATCGACGACAATCAAACTTGCAACGCCAACACCCGCCGTATGTCCGTAAACGCTGATACCTCGTCTCGTCCAAGCGGCTGTTCCATTAATTAGCGTTCCCGCTAGTGTTGTGATGTTTTTAAAATAAGTTTCTTGTAATCCCGTTGAGGAGTAAGTGTTCCAAATCGTTTCACCTGCTCCGGCCTGCATGGCAAATCCCGCGCTACAATTTTCAATTAGAGTGATAGCGCCGTCGCCTGAACCTTGAAACTGCGCTATTAGATGCGTTCCGCCAAAGTCACCAATGCAGTTAGAGATATAAACTATTTCATCATTCCCCTGTGCTGCTTGAATTTGATACGATTGAGCGCTGTGCGGATCTGGCGCGTTCATGCCAAAACCCGAAAGCCTAATGCCATCTATCCACGTTAGATCGGTATTACAAACGATTCCCGGTATCGTAGAGTTAGCGTTCCCTTCTAGTAATTCCCCGTTTGGATCTATCCCTCCAAGGTTAATGTGTAGGACGTTTGCTGCCCAGAAAAAGGAGTTGGGCGTTGCTTCGCAGTTTGCGGCAGACGTTTGCCTAGAAAGAACCTTGGAGGGTTCCATAGAGGCTGCGTAGCCTTGAGGCCTTACCCATGCAGTGTCTGCGGGCTCGGGCCTCGTCCATCGATTGCCAGATGCTAGCGTCCAGCCGGTTGAATACTTTTGAGCAAAACGATTAATCCACGGTAAATTCCCGCTACCGTAGTTAGTCATCTTAACGCCGCCAAAAATTATGCTTGGCGCACCAAACTCATTCCACTCATCTCCGCATTTTAGTTTTAAAACGCATAAACCAAAGTTGTTGATGATGGTATTTTCCATCTCCAAAACTGTTTGCTTCGCCGTTGCTGGCGTTAATCCATCATTGGCATCGTTGCCCGTACTATTAGAAAAGTAATACTCGATGAGCCCTTCGATATTTACATAGTTTCTAATGTAGCTATATCGCCGCTCAAGCCACGGGAAAAAAGCCAAACTCTTAGGATTAGGGATCGGACCTACAGTAGTCAGATAGTCATTCGTTCCCATAGGGGATTAGATAACCTTTGCTTGTAAAAACGCAGTGGATGTTGTTCCTGTCCCTGCCAGTGCAGTTTGGATACCTACAATTAGCTGATCGCAACCGAGGCAATCCCAAGCCGTCACAGCAAAATCTGGAATCGTGTAGCTAAACGTACCATCTGTATCGTCGGTAGCGACTGTCGCGGTTAATGTCTCCACGAGATTTCCACCACGACTTTTAAGAGTTTGCCATCTATCGCCTGCTAATTTGCCAAATACTTTAACTACTGGAGATGTAATTCCGGATAATCCACTACTGTATGCCATGCTAAGTAAAAGATGTGTGCCTCGCGATCCTTTATTTAGTTTTATTCTCGTAGATGAAGTAATCTGAGATTCTGGATTTGTGATTGTAGCGGCATCTTGAATCGTCATCCCTCCCGGCGAAATTGCAAGAGACCATCCCGAAACCAAAGAGTTAGGAAAAGCAATCGTCCCGTTTCGGTGCGTCCCATCAAAAAGATCTGCTGAACTATATGCCATAATACCTCAATAAAAATTAAAGCCCTGTAATTTGTGGAGTTGTTAAATTTGGATCGCTAGGAAGATCACTTACTTGACCATCAAAGCCGCCCGCGCCGTTATCGGCAAATTGCGCGACTTTTGTTCCAGGCCTCGATCCATCAACCTGTACTGTTACGTTTGGTGGATTAAAAATTGGAGGCGAAATATTTACGTTAAAAACCGGAAGAGAGGTTTTAGATTGTGATTGTTGCGAGACTTCGGAAGCCTGTGGTGCTTCTGTGATTCCACCCGTCGGAGCACCTTGCGCCTCAGGCGAACTATTCTGTGGAGGCAATCCAAAACGTTGCGCGGTAGCTGGTGGGATAATCCCCTTAGCAACCAACGTTTTCTCGATCTCCGCATCCCCAACTCTCGCGCTTGCATCATTTTGATCCTGCTGCTGCTGCATTTGCGCCTCAAGCTCTTTACGCTCCCTATCAGGCATATCGAGATAGCGAAGCACCATCGGCATAGGAACCTGTACCCCTTTCTGTAATAGGTCCATAAAGACCGTAGCAATTGCTGCTCTTGCGCTAGGACTGTAGCTACTTTCGGTTACTGTTAGATCAAACTTCTCGATGTCATTTGTAGATAAAAGCTCTAAGATATCTTCGTCAGATATTTGATCTAGATCCTGATCCTGGATCATGACGTTTTTATGAGTTGAGTGATACGCCCTTAGTATTCTTAAGAGCCTTTCCGGTGGATAATACTTTTGAATAATCGGAATCAGTAATCGTCCAATTCGGATCATTGCCAATCGCTGCGCTTCAAATAGGCTCTCTACGCCCATGAGCTTCATCTGCTGCGCTTGGAGGATTGCCTGACCCGAAGTGTTCGCGCCAATATTTGTAGGCTCTAAGTTAAAGCGCTGCTCTATCTCGCCAGCAGCCCATTGCATCATCTGAATTAGCTGTGCAGGAAATTGCGCTCCTTCGGTTCGTCTAGGAATCTTATTGACGTCTAAGACCTTAAACGTGGCTCCAGGCTCAGAGCTGTAATTCTGAAACCTTTGTTCTTCTTGTTGATCTGCAAAAGTATTATCATCGTAGAAGTAGTTCTCAGCACCACCTAAACGATTCCCAACGTCAATCGCTAACGAAGCAAACTTATTGACTTCTTGCTGCGCACCCTTAACGCCCTCGACTAAGCCCCAATATTTTCCGCGCATCCGATAGCAATACATCGGGATTGTATAGAATTCGTCACTGGGTAAATCTGCTGGAAACTCGTCACTTAGCAACACACTGCCGCCAGCAACCTTAGAGATTCGCACCTTCTTAACGCTCTGAGTTACCACCGAGAATCCAGGTAACCCCATAGCTTCTTTTATGTCAGCCTTATCCCAACCAAGAGCATTAAAATAAACGTCCTCATCTGGATGAGAAATTACGGGGCAATCTAAGTATTCAAATCTGTGACACTCAACTACGAGGATATCTTTTCGTTGCGCATCAAACGCCTTGCGCCCTTCAAATAATCTCTCTCCACCATTCCAAGGACCACCACTTTCATTTCCCGGCTGTGTGACATCAACGCCAAACGGCGCTCTATTTATGGAATCAACTAATCCCTCTAGTTTTTCTGCGTGCTCCTTCCACAGACGCTTTGCCTTTGAGAGACTATACCAACGATATTTGCAAAATCCTTCAGCATCACTCGCGTCTGGATACTCAGTCGGCGCACTAACGTGCTGGTCCCACGGGAAGCGCTCTAAAACTAACTCACCGCGCAAATCGTTTTCTTTAGTTACACGGATGTTGTAACAACCCTTCCCCGCAATTGCTAAATCCAAAAACGACTGGCTCTTGTGCGCCCAAAAGTTGCAATTATCCAACAGAACCTTAAGCACGATATTGAAAACATCGGCCTTGCGCTGATCGCTCGACTCTATCGGAAGCAATCTAAGCTCAGTACGATTCCGTCTCTCGTGCCCACTAAGCTTGGATATTCGCGGCTCTATCTGATTAATCGTGATGCAAGCTCGACGTAGCTTAGCTAGCTCTCCAGGTACGCCATCTGGCCACTGCTTTCCCGCAAAGAAATCTTCGCTCTCTCGTCCAGCCTCGATACTTTCCCAATCTAAATCATACCATTCAGAAAAGGCTTCCATCACCTGCGAAACAACCTGTATTTCGTCTTCGGTGCTGGCATCAGTAGGCTTCCTAGGAATTTCTACAAATCCATCTTGGTGAACATGCCCATCAATTTCGCTAGGGCTACACTCCCAATATCCCGGCTGTGGCGGCTGTCCAGGAATCAACTCTCCAGTGTTCGGATCTTGCTGCTCGGGAACGCCCTCTACAGGATCTACCCAACGCCATTCATGATAATGACCATCAATCGCAGACACAGCGCTTACGCCATATCCCCGATCTTCATTCAAAAATGTAATATGCTGGTGAGGAATCCTATTAAGACCAACGCCAATCGAACTTCTTTTGAATACCTTCACACTACCATCCAGGACTTAGAGCCGCGCTCAGATCTCCATTCTCGGAGCCACTGAGGATCTTTCTTCTTATTCTCGGATGACGGCCGAAGACCAAATTTGTAATCCTTCAGCATGTCATACAAGTATGCGGCAGCATCAATTCCGTCGTCATGCCACATGGGAAATCTATCAAACTCACACTTCAAACGATCTATCACCGTTCCAGGTACCGCCTTTGATATATGAATCTTCCCGTTATTCAGCGGCCAAACCAAAGCTCCCTCTACGCGCTCTGCCTTAGTACGACCACCTGGTTTGAGAATCTTCAAATTCCCTGACTCGACACTAAGGTTCTTCCCTTTGCTACGTAACGCCGCCGCTACGTGCATCTCCATCGTGCTTTGCCCTACCTTCTCAACCCCAAGCTGCATTATTCGCCCAGCAGCTACGTACATCTTCACGATCCGATCCAAAGCCTCAAAAATCGGCATGTCCTCCAAACACGCATCCAGCAAATAAACATCGCTCGCACCCACATCATCCCGGTACGGCTCCACTCCCCAAACCTCTATCGCCCACGCATCCCCAACTCGGTCCTTCCTCTCACCAGCCGGATCAATCACCATAAATTTAAACAGATTCTTCGGAACGTCCTGCGGCTCAACAAACTTCACATACTGCCAATTCAACTTCCGAATATCGTCTGGCGTCGGATTCAATAGCTGCTGACTCCCAAACTTCCGAGGATTCATCCGCAACTCTTCCAAGAACGACTCACTCAAAAACACAGCCTTGCCGTTCCACTCCCCACCCTCCGTTGCTGGCCTAAAACTCAAACAATAAACAGGCTTCCCATCCCCCCTAACCTGACCCCTAACCACCTGAATCAAATCATCCGGCGTATACGGAGTCCCAACTACCCATATCCAGCCACCGTCATTAAGTAGATTCTTAGAAACCGCAAACCGCTCCTTCAACAACTCCACCTGACCAGGACTATTCACCAAGTCCTCAACCATCACGTCATCAGGAACTATCAAGTCATAGTGACCTCCAACCGGCATACCCTCCAATAATCCGCTGGCATACAAATTCGGCTCCTTGGCAAAACTCTTCCTCTTTAAAAATAACCCCGCATCCTCACTCCACTTGTGCGCCTCCCTTATCGGATCAGCATAAAGCGCATCCACATACGCAAACTTCAAAAAGCCGCTCTCCTCCAATATCCGCTTAATCTGATTGAAAAACTTCAACGCAGCTCCCCGCGTATAACTCATCAACAAAACCGTCTTCTCAGGATTCCGACAAATCAACTGCATCACAGCAGCACACGTCACTATCGTCGACTTACAATGTCCGCGAGCCCATATAATCGCCCGCCGCTCCACCGGCATCCGCTGAACTTCAACACACGCAGATACAATAAACGGATGATGCGCAAACGGAATCTTCAACACATACGCTATCCACGCCCACAAACAATTATCGAGAAGCTCCTTAATGCACGTACGGACCCACACCTCGTCAGACTCACAATCCAACGGCTTCCCTCCATCCATTTTGCGCTTCCACGCCGTAAGGTCGTACCCATAGTCAACACCCTCTTCCACCCGCCACTTAATGTCGTTCAACTTCGCCATAGAAGAATCATTGGGCTGTCTGGGAGGTTTAATTAATACGTGGTACGAAAAACACGGATGGTACCCCCGGCATCCCCCCCTCCCCCTGGTGCCTTTCTCATCGCTGCTATGCGCTTATATCCGCGCATTTATAGCGGGGTGAGCGGGTACCTATGGGCGCGGTGTGTGGCCTTATAGGGCCTTACGGTGGAAAGATTGGAGGGTTTTTACGAGAAGGGGTGCTAAGTTTCCGAGATTGCTACCCTTGCCGATAATTTACATTATCAGTCTTCTTTGTCGTCGTTCGGGGAGTAGTAAGCTACGCTAGAATTAGACGTACTTTTGTTCTGCTCTAAACGCGACATCTTGTATAAAACTTCCGCTGCATATGCTGCTTGATTCAGAGAGGCATCTGCATGTTTCTGTGGGTTCGATAGTGACTGAATCGCCATCATATGCGCAGCGTCTAGGATGTCCGCTCTTTGTACTCTGTAACCTTGCACGTTTTTGATGTGTTCTAGTAGGGGTTTGAACATGTTATCGAGCGCTGAAATTGCGCCTGTGGACATTCCCGTGATTGCTTTTATTTCTTTCTGTGAGCGACTTTCTACGCGGAGTTGGAGGAACTTAGCTATTCTAGCGCGAGTTGTAACATCGCGTGAGTTTTTGCTGCCTTTTGGGCGGCCATTTTTTTTAGTTTTTGGGGTCTGCGCAGGGACGGTAATCTGGGGAACATCTCGATCTGAGTCCAATGAACTTGGCGGCAAATTGCTTGCGGTTTCTCTCGTTTGAATTCCTGCTTGCGGGCTTTCTCTAGTATTCTTAGCCATTGGGGATCATCTCTCCTTTCCAGGTATGCGGTTTTTATCAATTCGTAGTTAAGATTTAGTGTATTGCAAATCCATCTAGCGGAGTGCGTATCCTCTGAGTCTGAGACGATCCAGCAGTGGTCTATGGCATCGCCTCTAACTGCTTGTTGCAACCCGTCGCAGAGGACTTGTAGCCATAACCGGGTATATGGGCAATGTCGATAAAAATCGAAGTCCTCGCTATCCGGCGTGTACTCGTTTGATATACGTTACGGCTACCCCGTTGTTATGATGCGATATATGCAACTTAGTTGCAATTAGCTTTTTACTTTTTTAAGTATTCCCGTTCTAGTTCTTTCCCGACTTCTTTCCAGTCTATCCCTAAATACGCGATAATTGAGGCTAGAATGTCTATTTTAATTCTTTGTACGTTGTCATTTTCGGTAGCTTGCTGAAGCGCTGGAACTGAGACCGTTGCGCCCAATTTTACGAGTTCCCGCTGTAGTGCGCTCAAGTTTCCTGCTTTCTTCAGTGCTAAATTAAAATACTTTTTCATTCCTATCTCATTACATTCATTCATATTTTCGACAATTATAAACTTTTCTTTAAAGTTTGCTTGCATACTTTCGATAATTAATGCATCTTATCTTTATGGTTATCTTTAAGGATAACCGAAAAGAGAAAGTAAGTAAAATTAATTAATGGGGATTAATTATGAGTAAACAAAGTGTGTATGAAGTAGTAACAGCTCGATTGATTGAGCAGTTAGAATCCGGTGTTGCGCCGTGGAAACAACCTTGGAAGAACTACCTTGATTCCAATACTAGGCTACCTTCGAACTATAAAACAAAGAAAGCATACCGCGGAATCAATGCGGTTCTTTTGAACGGTGCTCCGACTCCGTTTTGGCTTACATACAAG